TAAAGATATCATCAACGACAATAAAATTACACTTACTCAAACTGGTGTTACAGATAACCCGTGGATTCGTGCGGAGGAAAAGTACAAACCTATGAGCGCACATACTGGGACAGTTACTAAAATGACAGAGTTTGGAGCTTTCGTAGAACTTGAAGAAAGTATAGTTGGCTTAATACATATTAGTAATTTCGGTGATGAAGAACTTAAACGAGGTGATTCTGTTAACATCAGGGTAAGAAGTATATCTCCACTAGAACAAAGAATTAGCTTAGCATTAACAAACTAAGTTATTCATTTTATCTGGGCCGCGATATATAAAGAAACAGCGGCTTAATGCACTCAGACGAATATCTTAACGCAATACACTCTTCTAAGGTTGGCTTTGAATTTGAATTCTTTTCAAATTCAGATATAGGCAAAACCAAGGAAGGGTTAACGCGTGCTCTTAATAAACGAATACAGATAGAGGAAAAAGCACACAGTGACTTCACTCCATCTGAAACTGTTTATAAGCTTGAACCTGACAATTCTGGAGGTTCAGGTATGATTGAATTAGTTACGGGTCCTATGAAGTATCCTGAAGCTAAAATTATCTTAGCAAAGACACTTAAATGGATAAAGGAAAACGGCCATACAACTGACCGCTGTTCTATCCATGTTAATTTAGCATTTGATCTTAGTATAATGGGGCCAGAGTTTGACATGAAGATGTTAGACATTGGGAAATTTGTATTAAGCTTCGATGAAGATGCGGTGTACGATCTGTTCCCTGGGCGTAGAGATTCTGTTTACGCTAAAACTATAAAATTCGTAATGCCTCTAAATGGCATGGTTCATAATTCCCCAGACAAAGTAAACTGGAAGAATTATCAATTTGTAAACAGCAAATACTATGGAGTAAACTTTACTAAGGTACCTAAGGGTTATATTGAGTTTAGATATCTTGGTGGAAAGGACTATGAGAAAAACTATCCGAGGATTCTTAAAATGATGGATCATTTTATTGCTGCTCTCTACTATACACTTAGTGACCCTACATACAGTGAAGATGAAAAGAAAGAACTTGATAAACTTCTTAAACTTCATGGCAATGTTATTAAGGCATTCCGTTCTTACGATGATTTTACTAAGCTATATCCTAAGATTAAATTGTCAGTCGATTTAAGAACTGCTAAAGAGATCATTAAGATGTACTATCCAAATATAAGACAACGATTATTCGATCTATTGACTAAAGCTGATATGAAGGAAGGTTTCGTTAATTATGATAGTGACCAGGGGAAAGTACAAGTAAAGAATGCTAAACTCGACAGATGTTTTATGATAAGTGGCATAGATCTTGTAGATTGTGAAATAAGAGGCAATGTAGAAAACTGTGATATTTTTAGTTGTAAAGTTAAAGATTCTTCACTTATAAATTGTAACTTATTTAATATTACTGAAGTTGCAGATAGTAAAATTGAATCTTGCTATATCAGTAGAAACGTAATGTTAAAAAACTGTTATGTTTATGGAGAGAAGACTGTCTTTAGTGGTAAAATGGAAGGTGGAATATTCAGAAAGGGTAGAGTTACTAAACATGGTGGCTTTAAAGATACTGAAGTAATAGAATATGAAAAAATTAAATAAGACATGTCATTAGTAGATTGCAACGACCCAGCATCACAAGCATGTTTGGACCAATTAGTAAAAGAAATAAATGACGAACTTTCAATAGGCTGTCAAATTCCATTTACGGTACCAAAAAGAGCTCTTGTGAGAATGATCAATAGAGCTAAGGATTATTTCTATAAGATGTATGAAGATAGTGTTGAAGAAATGTATCTTGGTTTACCTGGAAGTACCTTTAGAAAGGAAAGCTTTAAGAGGGGTATAGGTACACGAGACGATGAACTAAAATCATCAGATTTAGAAATAACAAGAGGTATAGTGCCTATGCCAGATGGTGTATTTTCAGTCAATAATGTATTTGAAATTGGTGGGTTTCAGGGAGAGGATGGAGGTTTTGGTGGTAACTCATTTAATGGTAACGATACTGATTTTTCACTTGATAAGTTTATGCTAGCAAGTTCATATCAAAATGGTGCAGGTCTTGCATCTGAAAATTTAATGTACTATGTTATCAATAAAAAGTTTGCCGACAACACAAGACAAGCATTACAGGCTCAAATTTCATATACATACAATAGATTAACTCACAAGTTTAGATTTCAAGGTGAACTTCCAAAAAACTCTGTTTGTTTTCAAGTTTATACAAAAGTTCCAGACTGTGCATTATTCAGTGATGAATTATTTATACGATATGTTATAGCTCAAGCTAAGATGCAGCTTGCTAGGATTCAAGGTACATTTACTTATAATTTACCAGGAAGCATTACGATCAACTACGATATGATACAGAGTGAAGGTCAAGAGGAACTTACTGAAATTAAGGAAATACTTAAAGAAGATGATTCACCAGATTATTTTCTCACTGGGTAAGAAATTCTGGTTACTCTATATCATAGAGAATATATACACTAAAGCAATTCTCTATGTTAAATGACATCTACAGCAGGGACCCTGAGGCAACCAACTATAATTCTACACAGTTGGAAGTTAATGATGAACTCTCCGATCTCATTTTAAAGATAGAAAACACTCTTTTTACTAGAAAGACAGAAGTGTTGGGAGATCCAAACTTTGGAGCTAACCTTGACGATTTAATCTTTTCACTTGTACTAAACGAAAGTGCAGTTGAAAATAGCATAATGACTCAAATTTCAAACTACTGTGTTGCTGGAGATGGCAGGTTTAAAGTTAATGCAACAGTACAGTTCTTTTCTACTCCTGAAAGAGATGGTGCATTTATTGACATCTTTATAAATGATCAAAGAGTAATTGGAGCAATATTTTAAAAACATAAAACTGAATGTCATTCTTCACTAAAACAAGAATCAAAGCAACTGAATTATTTCAGGACTCGTTCATATTTCTCCAAGAGAAATACGACCAAGCATCTGAGGTCTTTACCCCAGCTTCACCATTTGGACAGATCCTTACAGTAGTTGCGAATCTTGGTGAAATGATTTTCTATTATATTGAATCAGCAATCACTGAGCTTAACATATACCGAGCTAGGAACATAGAATCGATTTATGGATTAGCTCGGTTAACTGGACACGATCCTACTCGTGGAATTTCGTCAAGAGGTATAATTGGCATTAGACCAAATACTGCAGCAGCCATAGACATCACCGGAAACTATATACAAATTAATAAACTATCCAAGATTCAAATTCAAGAGAGTGGTTTAAATTATTTCCTTAACTTTGATAGTGATTTTATTAGACTTCAAAAGAATACGAGAGAATTTGTAAATGTAGAAATAATACAAGGTGATATTGAATCTCAGACTTTTACTGGGACTGGTGGTGCACTACAAAGCTTTAATGTTACTACTAAAGAACCTACTGATAATGACAATGTAGTTGTGACAGTTGACGGTGAGCGATATGAAATTGTAGAATCTTTGTATGATATGAACAAAGGACAGAAAGCAGCACTTGCTAAAAGTGGTGTAAACGGTGGCTTAAGTGTATTCTTTGGCAATAACCAATTTGGAAATCCACCTGCACTAGGTTCAACAATAAACATAGAATACATCAAGACAAGAGGTGCAGCTGGTAATATCGGTGGCAAAATACTAACGTTTAAATTCTTAGATCTTGGAACTGACCAAAGTGGAAATCAAGTTGACTTAGATAAGTACATATCAATTGACATTGTAAGAAATCCAAATTTTGGAAGTGACACTGAAGATCCAGCTTTTACTAGACTTATTGCACCAAGAGCAAGTAAATCGTTCGTGCTGGCTAATCCAAATAACTACATTTATTATTTAAGCAAATATGATTTCTTTTCATTTATAAACGCATACAATACTAAGAACGACGAATACTTAGATGACGATAATATCATTTACTTATTCTTAATTCCAGACATAAAGAAGAAGCTTACTACGGATGTTGATTATTTTACTGTTCCTGAAAAAGAATTCACTCTTACAGTAGATGAAAAAGAACAAGTGATAGATATTCTAAATGAAAGTGGACGACAGGTAGTTACCGCAGAGGTAAGAATTAAAGATCCTATTATTCAAAGATATTTGTTAAACATTGTAATCAGATATTTTGATGATGTAGACAAAAATGAAATGCGAAATCAGATAAGAAAGAATCTGAATGAATATTTCTTAAATGTAAATAGGAGAGATAGAATACCAAGATCAGACCTAATTTCGATCATCGAGAATGTTGACGGTATTGATAGTGTTAATGTGTTCTTTATATCTGAGGAAAACGAATCAGCCATACGAAATGGTTTTTATTTTGTACCTGTCTATGGGACTGATCCTGTCACGGATCAAAGGGTACTTATTGAAAATAAGAAAATTGTTTTAGCTGAAGGTCAAGATCCACAGCTTGGGCTAGATGAATTTGGTGATATTGTTATAGATTCTGATGATCTTGCAATTATAAGAGGTGGATGGGAAGATAGGAATGGAAATTACTACGATGATGTTCCTACTGACAATAGCTTAGGTTCACTTAACATATTCTTTAAAGAATCTATCGCTAACAACTTATACAATAAGACTCAACAAGCAAAGTTTGAAAGTCTTAAGAGAACACCTGGAACTACGATAGCAACGGGAAGAGGAAGTAAAGCGATTAAAAAATTAAAAGCATAAATGCCAAAAGCAGTAGAAAAACGAGAAGGATTTCCAAGTCCATTTAGGGCAACTTATGAACAGGATTGGGAGCTTAAGAATCTTGGGTATGACTATGGTTCTAATCTTATGAAGAGAACATTCTCTACTTATATGTTTAAGAATCCGAATCTATCTGAATTTTTAACGAATCACTTACAGCCTATTATGGTTGCTTATATTAATGCGGTAAAATACATACGAGTATATTACAACTTTGCAGTGCCTAAGTATTACGACAAAATTAATTAACTGAGTGGAGAACTGGAGATACTTACATTTCTTTGATAAGAATGGAAAGAACTACAATTTTGATTACGATAGTACTCAAGATATGTGGAGTGGTACTATATACTTACCTCAGGTCTCTGTTGATTTATTTGAAGTAGGACAGATATTCATCCTTGAAGAATTTATCAACAGTGCTACGAGCACACGTGAATTTGGATATCCTCATTCTCAAGATGGAACTACAAGTACACCTGGAACCGGTGGATGTGGGTGGCAGGCAGAATGGCAAGAATCAACTCCGAGTGAGATATTTCTATTTACTTTTAATAGAGACTATGTTAGTGGAATACAATCTGCGCTTGTAAGAGAGCCTGATGGTCCACCAATAGAAATTTATGATGAGATTGAATACTTATTAGATTCGGGTGGAAGTGATACTGTTTCTACAGATGGTTTAGTTACGACTGATTTTATTACATCTACTGCCTTACAAGTCGATTTTACAATTAACTCAAAAGTAGAAAATACATATAAGCGAACACTTCTTATAAGAGATCTTTGTACAAATACACTCGTTGGTAAATTTGAAGTTGTAGGTGAGACAATAGCAGAGGACGAAAGATTTAGAACACTTACGCAGAACTTAGGCTATAGCGTAATAAGCAACGACAGTTCAGTATTTAGAGATACCGATGTAAATGAAATTTTACCAGATTGGGTTGAAGTAAATCTGAAGCGTAAGGAGATCATCCTAGAAGGACAAAACATATATCCATTCATCGGTTCATATAAAGGTCTTGTGAATGCTATCAAATTCTTTGGATACGATAATTTACAAATCAAAGAGTTTTGGAAGAACGTAGATAAGAACAGTGCTAATTTTGGTAAGTACCTGCAGAGTAATCCTATAGCTGCATTTGATCCAACTATTGTCAATTGGAACGATGAGAAAATAACACTTCCAAATAAGAAGTACAGAAAGACAAGTATGTTTAGTTTGATTTATCGTATTAATCAAATTAAAGAGGATGAATACGGAATTGATGATTTGCCTGTAACTGAGGAGACTTCAGATTTTACTATAGAAGAAGTACTGATAAAACTATTTGGACTAAAGCGTAAGCTTGAAAATGAATTTCTTCCACTTAATGCTCATATTAAAGACATTGTTGGTGAAGCAGATTTCTTTGGACTAAATCAAGTTACAAATACTATAAGTAGAAACGACAAGAATAATGTCAACGTTGGTATAAATGCTTGCTTTAAATCTATCCCAGGAGAATGTACATATCTTCAGGATTTAAGAGACTTGATGTATCTTATTAAACCATGTGCACAGGTTGGATTTAGTATTGTCGGAAATTCATACATATGTCCACTTCCAGGATTTCCAGATCAAAATCTTGTACTAGGACCATATAGTAGTGGAGAGACAATACCACTTCCACCAATTGGCCCAGATCCTAATGGCGTATTAGGAGAACCTACCGATGGAGACAACTATAGATTAAGCGATATTTCTAATTTTTACTTAGGATACTTTAGTAATTATGCACCTGATATTAATACGTTAGAGCATATTCCTGGAAGATCTTCTAATAGACTTCCCGACCAACCTAACATTCCAGTTGGAGCACCGGTAGTACTAGAAAACTGTAGCTTTGGTAACTTAACTTGGAACGATATTAATTCTAATTGGAATGATGTAAGTGGTGGTGGTGTTTATTACAATATTGACTTTGAACCAGTAGACCCATTAGAAGGTGATGTGTTTACATTAATAGACCCAGTTACTAATACTGGTGCAACTTATACAGCACTTCCGGGTGATACTGCGACTGATGTGCGTAATGCTATCTACACTCAAGTGCAAGCATTAAGAACTTCATTAGTAGACCCTTGGTACATTTGGGATATTTCCACAGAAACTACTCCGTCTGGTCCAACTGTAAGATTTTTTGGGGAAACACCTAACAGATTAGTTGCAAACGTAGCACATAACTTTCCGTATAGCAACTCTCAGTTTAGAGAAGAAGTCTTAGTAGGACCTAACTTATTTACTTGGGATAGTATACTTCAAGGAAACTTCCAGGAAATAGAATGGACAGTTTGGAAAGACGAAGATGAGACGCCTGCTTTCTATTACACCTTAAGAGGACCTTTAGTAGATCTTAACCAGCTTCCAATTATTCTTCCATATTACGGAAACTATAATGTAGAAATTAAGCTCTTCGATCTTTATAACAACATTTCATCTAATGTACAGTTAGACTATATCTGTGTTGAGCCAAAGGAAGTTGAATATAGTGGGTGGTACCAATCAAGAAAGTTAGAATATACATGGTCGGAAGAAGGTGAATATATTTGGAATGACTACGGTGCGTTTTGGGATCTTCCGATAGAGCCATCTACAACCTGGGAAGAAGAAACGCCGAGCTTATACGAATCTTTAGATATAGTAAATGCTATACTTAATAATTTTGGAGTTGGCGTTACTCCTAACTTTACACTTATGAATTTTCAAAATAACGGCCAAGAGAGTTTCTCAGGACCGTATTTTTGGGATAACTTAGATACTGGGGGCTGGAATGATACTTATCATTTATGGTGGGATTTGACATGTTTAACTGGAGATACTCCAGCTTACTTTCAATTTAGACAAGTTTATCCAAATACCTATTTGAAGATTATTGACTCTGCTGGAAATGAAGGAACTCATTTCTTTGGATTAGATCCACTTACTTTAAGAGAAGCCACAAATCAACTTAACTTAAGTACAGATCCTATCATCCATAAGTACATATACAACTTGGTCTTAGATGCTACAGAACAGCAACTATTTGTACAAGCAGTTGCACGGTATACTGGAAGTTACGGTGACTTCAGATATGTTGATGTTGTTGATGTAGATGGAAATACGATTTGTGCAAGTCCTGATGTAACTGGTGCAACTGGGTCAACTGGGTCAACTGGGTCAACTGGCACTGGATGTGAAAGTTTAATTTTTGCAAGTGGTCAACACAAAAGCTGCAACCCTACCTGGAATACTGCAAAGTTTATTAATGATGGAAAGGTTCTTCCAAGAATGACATGGACTATGTTTGTTTACGACAAATGCCAAATTGCTGGCAAAGATAAAGCTAAGTGGAAGATCGTGAATACTACTGATCCAAATTCTTCTGATATATACTTTGATAGTAAATACTTAACCTATCTGTTTAAAGACCGTGGGAAGTACGAAATCACATTAGAGTTAGAAGATTCAAATGGAAATAAATATACAAAGTCAAGAAATATTCTTGTCATAGAATAATAAAAAGAAAAGATAAAGAATGATTTCAGTAACAGAAATACTCGGCACAGACTCTCTATCAGGATCAAGGTTGGTCATTAATGACAATTTTAGCATCTTGGCTAGTGAAATTAATAGCATTGAAACTTACTTCAATCCAACTGCAGGAACAATAACAAATCTTAACGATGTAAGGACAGAGTCTTTACGAGTTGGGTTAAGCACTGTTCTTCTTGATATTAATGCTGCAACGTTTGATATTCTTACAAACGTAAGAGTAAGCAATGGTGATATTACTTTAAGTGGTGGTGGATTAGTTAGAAATGATATTGATCCAAACGTACTCAATGATACTTTTGCTGGTCCACTGCCAGCAACTTATGATATTGGAACAAGTACAGCTGTTCCACCATATACTACAGAAAGAGTTGGTAATTTCGATACGGTTAATACTTTAACATTGCAACTGAATGAAGGTGCTATCGGTCAAGAATTATTCTTTATCTACACTGATGCAACTACAGGTGACATTGATATAACTGGAGTAGGTGGAATTTTAATTCTTCCTCCGACTAATACGATTGTTAGACTTAACGATCAAGGTCAGACTGCTCACTTTATGTGTATTGACGATGGAACTGGAAACGGACAATGGTACCTAGTAGGTGGAACAAATTATACATTAGCATAAAAAATAACGCAATGAAACATATATTAGAATTTAACGAGTTTAAAGGTAATCTTCTTAATGAAGCCACAAGTATTTCTACTTGGAAAGACGCTGAAATTATTGATTTGTTTAGACAGCTTACAGACAAGAAATCAAACATATATAAAAGATTTGAGAAAGAGTTCAATAAAAGAAATTTAGATCAAGCACTTCTAGTAAAGGAAGATCTTAACGAAGCTCAGAAATATGATATCGAAGCAGCATTAAGAAAAATTCGTGAATTTAATAGGGGCAATTATAAACAATTTAAGTCTGGCGATATTGAAGAACTTTCTGCGGATATCCTAAAGGACCTAGGATTAAAGGTAACCGGTGGTAATGTTGATGAGGTTGCATACCACATTGGCGCCTCAATGGTTGGCAAAGATAAAATACCAGAAGACAGAGATTTAGTAAAAGAAATATACGCAATCGTAGCATAAAGAAATGGGAGAAAATGCTAAAGATGCAAAGACATTGAAGAAAATTGAATCTCTATTCAACTAAAAGATAGATTAGATAAATGGCAACGACTCCGCTAATAAGAACACCTCAAGCAGACGGTGGTACATTTTATACCTTCTCATCTGCTGCACGTGATCTTTCAAGAACTCTTAGCAATGAGAATTTAAGACTTGTGTTCTCTAAATTCGTTTGTCTTAATCTTCCAGATTTAGACAGACTGGATCCCAATAGCTTTAGTAGCAGACAGAACTATATGCAGTTTAATACTATCGACGGTAATATATTTGATGGTGGGCTAAAGGCAGATCCTAATGTTAACTTCACTGAAAGTTTACAAAACTATGCACTTAACTTAGAAGAAATAATTATAAGCGATAGTGATTACGACAATACGACTAATCATTCTGTTGCTGAAAGAGTATTTTTTAAGTGGTTAAAAGAAACTGGTGCAATACGATTTAGATCTGCTACAAATTTAGAGCAATCTGGAACTGTTACTGATCCTCTTTTTGTAGAAGAAGATGAAAGAACCTCAGGCAATGTACAATATCAAAGAGTAATTAAGTATATTGGAGATATTGATATTGTTAACAATGTAGATCGAGCAGGTGAAGCATACACTGAACTTTATATAAATGTACCTACAGAAGTAGGAAACACTCCAACTATATTATTTCAAGCTTTAGAAGATTCAAACTATCAGCCTGGACTAAAACTTCAAGGTGACGATGAATTCATACTTGGACGGAACGCTTCTAGCATTCACCCCCAAGGATTAAGTATAGATGCATTTTATGATTATGATAGTGCATTGCTAGGAACTGGGCCAGCTGGCTATACAGATCCTAATGCAAATTGGATGAACGAATCGACACCTCCAAGTACAACTGATTCTTATTTCACTGAACCTACTTCATTTATAGATCCTACGAACGTAGATATTCGTAAATACCCAGCAGATTATGGAAATCCAGCTGGATTTAGTAGTCCAGTAGCTTACAGAAGAAGTAGACTTGACGGTATTTCAGTTGACTTCAATCCTAATGATTATCAACAAATCACAGAGAATCCAGAAATTAGTACTATTGCTCAATTTAACGGAACAGATCTTTCTGGTACATTTGAATTTAACTCAGTATTAGTTTACTACGATGTTGTAGATTCAAGTGATTCTTCAAAGACAGCAACGAACTTATACGGAATTTTACTTTTAGATAACGTAACACCTACTACTGACGGTGGTTACTTCCAAAGATATCCGAAGTTTAAGCCAAATAAAATAACAGGACAGAACGGCAACTCTTATGGGTTTAAGATGAACCTAAGGTTTGATGCTTCACCTGGAAGTAACGGAATTGATACTATTGTCAATGATTACAATACCTTTTCTATGGGACTGTTTTCAGATGCAACTGCTCAGCTTCAAGAATCTGCTAAGATATTCCAAAGACAGCAGCTTGAAATTTCTGAATTAGAACAGAGAGTTCAGGGACTTGAAAACCAAGTAAGTGCGGTTAGTGAAAGTGCATTTTTACAAAGTCAGATTGATAATCTCCAAGTACAATTAAATCAAGCTAACCTTGCTTTTGCAGATGGTGCAACTTTACTTGATCTTATTGCTAAAAACGCAGACGAGATTCAAGATCTTGCAAATGGAGAAGTTTCAATTAACTTGCAGTATAATACTGATGTGCTAAGACAAGGTCCTGGCATTATAGTAGACAAGACAGTTCCTAATCAAGTAACACTTTCATTAGGCTCTCAAGAATACATTTTAATGTCATCATTCGATCTTAATGATATTGAAATCAATGCAGCTAATCCTCTTAACTTAAATGTTTCTCAACCACAAGCATTTATGGAACTTTTACCGTTCACTAATATGCTAAGACTTGAAACTTTAAATGAAGCAGGCGGTGACTTATTGCTTTATATAGATGATTCTGATATTCAATGGAAAGAAGGTCAGACTGTAAGGTTTGCATTTACGGACGGTGTCAATATGGGAAGTAGAAACATTAGAATTTTTACAGATGCACAAAACCGTATGGGTGGTGGAGCGTATGGGTTCCAAGCAGCTGTAATTAGTAACGCAGAAATATCTTCAAATCCTCTCTTCGAATTAGTTTGTCTTGAGCAAGGAGTACTGAATTTTGCGTACGACATCATCAAGTAATCTTGACGTATTTTAAGAGTTCCTTTTCATACTGATATATAAACCTGTGGTAGTATACCACATTAGATTAAATATATTAGATGGCTGAACAAAATTCTCTTTCAACATTATTACCTGAACTACTTAGGCTCTTCAATAATTCTTTGGAGAGCTTCGAGAAAATCAATCAGGCTATAACATCCAACCGTGATTCTGTCACTGTGGATCTGCAGGGTAGTGACGGAAATATCTCAAAAGTAACTATCCCAAGTTTTGGTTTCTTAAAGAATCAAATCGATACATTACAGAGTAACATTAACGTTATAACAAATGTTGATGGTGCTGGTAGTTCAATAAGATTGGCAGATGGTACATTTAGAAAATTAGTATTGGCTAAATTACCAGCAGAGGCGCAAGATCTTACAGCGTTAAACTCTGTAAATCAATTTGGCTTCAAGTCTAATTGGTTTTTTGAAAGTTTAATTAACCCTCTACTATTCGTAACATTCGATGTGACTGGACAAGTTCCTATTGACACTGAAAGAGCTATCAATAAAAGATATATTTTAGAACTTAATACTCAAAGCAAAAAGAATTTCTTCAATAGCAATTATAAAGGAAGGTCAGATGTAGACTTTGACAAGTTCTTATCTGATTTAGTTGAGCGTAACATTTCTTATGTGTTAGATGAAGCTGTTACTGATTTACCACCAAGGGAAAAGAGGTATAGCGGAAAGTTCAGCGTTACTCGTATATCTGAAACAGATTTTACCGAGGAAGTAAATGGAGTAACTCAAACAACACAGAAAAAGTTATACAAGCTTAACAAGTTACTATATTCAGATGCAGAAGCGAACTTCTCAGATACGATCCAAATTAAAGTTGGAGATAGTCTTGAAGTAGTTTCAAATCCTGTAGATACACGATATACTGTACTTCAGGTTGATAGCAGTTCAAATACTGTTGTGCTTCAACTTGCTGAAGGATCTAAAGCAATTGGTATTGGTGCTGACGTATTAAAGATTGGAAGTAGTCTTAACGATCAGGTAGAAATTGAAACGACAGTTGGATTTGACGAATACTGTATGGTATTCATTAAGCCGATTGACCCAAACTCAAAAATGCCTGCGGTTAACTGGTCTCCAGGTGTAGCTTTCTATACTAACGAGCTTACAACCATTGACCAATTCGGAACTGAACAAACACTTTCAAATTTTTATCAGACTCAGGCGGTTGACTTTGGTAGATTCTTATTATCATTTGCACAAGATAAACTACCAACTTCAAAAGAAGGTGTTACTCCAAATGCCCCTACATTAGTTGCTGGTGATTTTAGTGTTAAGAACATCAATAAGCAAGTAACAGATTCAGATGCAATAGTTCAACTCCAAGATCTTAATAACCAAAAGACTTCATTAGAATCTAAGCTAAAAGAACTTGACACTGCAATTAAGCAAAAGCGAACTCGCATTCAAACTACGAACTATGCAACTGAAGTTGAGCGTGATGCTGATAAGAATGAATTACAAGGATTAATAACCGATAGGTCTACTCAAGCTGAGCTATATGCTTCGGTCGTAAAAGAAATTGCAGCTAAGGCTTCAGATAACTCTGTCTCAAGTGTAACACCTAAATATAGAGTGAGAGGTTTCTTCCCAATGCCGGAAGAAAAATCTACACCTTCAACAGGAGTTCAAGACTTAGTTAAATTTAAGACACGATTCAGATATCTTTCACAAGATGGTGCAGCTAATCCTGTAGATCAATTTTCATTCGGAGATGGCGTTGGCCAATCACAAGCAGCATTTTCTAACTGGGAAGTTATTGAAAGTGTAATAAGACCACGAGTTAAAAATAACTTGACTGGCCAGTACGAATGGGCAACTATAGATAATGAAGATGCAGACGCAGTCAACATTAACCAAGTAAATATCCCAATAAGAAAAGGAGAGATTGTAGAAATGCAAATCTTATCAGTTTCTGAAGCAGGTTGGCCAAGCAATCCATTGGAAAGTGCATGGTCTAATTCTGTTAGAATAACATTCCCGGCAGATTTAAGTTCAGATAGTGCTGTAGAATCAATCGTTTCTCAAAACAGAGAAGATTTAGCAAAAATTGCATTAGAAGAAGATCTTAATGCAAAAGGAATAGATCAACATTTAGCAAGTTCATTTACAGCAAATGAACAATACTTCGGGCATACTGCAGCCGCAATAGCTTCAGGGTTCCTGTCGGAAAATCAAACACCAATTGACTTATTTGCGAAACTTACTCAAATGCAAGGCCAACTTGATACGTTTAATGAAATACTCAGAAGAGCTCAAGGAAAGCTTAAAGTTACTCTTATTGATGATCAAGGAAATGTTATAAACCTAGTTAAAGATACACTTAATAGAGTATTTGCTGGGTATTACTCTCAGGAAGTATCAACACTCGATGATCCAAGAGGAGCTATCGTATCTAAAACATTCTTTATAAGTCTTGAAAATGTAGAGCAAACAACATTGCAACTTATTGCGAGAGTAACTGGCAATAGAGGTAGAATGGTTAAGCAATCTGAAAATCCTGGATTCTCTGTAGCAGAAGGTGGAAATGGAACAGTAACTTTGCCAGGAACATATACTTGGCTTGATAACAGTGCTGCTTCTCAATCTAACTTAAGACCAACTTACTTAACTAACGATGGTGATTATAACCTACAAAGAAAGTATGACTTAACTCCTATATTGCTTATTAACCCAGAAGTACAAAGTGCTTACGGACAAGATAAGTCATTGCCACCATTCCAATCTGCACAAAACAAAAATCAATTTATTTACAGTAGATTTAAAGATGTCTCAAGTGAAGAGGAATTTTACAACTATGTAAATCCAGAAATAGAATACGTTATCAATCTTGATACTGCAGAGAACTTCTACGGAAGAACTGGCTTTTCTACTGTACAGACTGCTGGAGAGTTTGTATGGGGTGGAGGATTTGAAAATGACATCACTCCAACGACAGCGGCAGTATTAGATGATTCTGTTATTGAGGTTCATATAGAACATCCAATTGTTGCAAAATATGAAGCGTTTAAAGCTGAATACGAACAGAAGACTGGTGACGGAATTACACTTGCACCTCCTCCAGCTTATCCATTTAATTGTACAAGCACTGGTAATAGTACTGCTGATGTATTATTTAGACAATCTAAATTCGCACCACTTAAATCTGATGATGTTCGTGGAAAGCAACAGAACATCTACCTAAATGAAAATTTAATAGCGATTTCTCAAATTGCAATTGATCCTACTTTAAATTATCCAAGTTTTGGTAATCCTAATATGGAAACGCCTGATGGTTCTCCACAAGTATTTCAGCCAAGTCCTTCGTTGGCAGCAAACACAAACTTAATTAATGTTGGTGTTGACTATGGACGTAATACCAAAAATAGCTTTGATACATTTGATCAATATCTACTAGGTAAACCATCTTGCGGTTCTTATCTATTCTTATCTACTGAAGACCACGTAAACATTCAAGTTGATGGCGATGCAACAACTTCGTTTAAGCCTGTTCAATTCGGTAGTTCATCTGCGCTTACTGTTCCTTTGGTATTCCAATATAGAATGACAGACTATTTTGGTGATGGTAGTGGTGTACTTGGAGGACTTGGAAATGTTGGTGGTGATACTACTGGAGCAACTACAAACATTACATATGCTAAGAGAGTTGGATTTGATGTTTATCCAAATAACTTAGATGTATTCCAATATGACATTGAAGTATTTTCAAAATATAGACCAGATGGTTTAAATATTGACGTATTTCCAACAGCTACACTTGCACGTGGTCTTAATGACTTAGAACGAGTAGTTAGCACATTGGCACCATCGATAACTGAGACTGCTGTGAATCAGCAAGTAAGAGGAGAGCAAGGATTTACTAGAAGAAGTACCTGATAAATATTAAAAGCACCTCGTAAAATAAAGTAAAGCATGAAACATATTAAAGCATTTGACGAATTTATAAGTGAGTCCTACTATTCATATTTAGGTGGGTCGACTCCGTATGATGATAAAGATATGAGAAAGACAGTAGTTGAGCCAAACCTTGGGAAACGGTACGATTCATATATCATGTTCAAGGACGATGATTACAATAAAATGAAAAGTAAGTTCGCTCCTAATACTGATGGTTGGAAAAAACTATATAGGTCAAGATCAAGTCAAGGTCAAGCTTTCATTTCACCCGACGGTAAAGTAATCAAAGCAGCTATTTTAGATGGTGGTGGGATTGTTGGTGCTATATACATTAAAAAGTAAAACATGAAGGATATCAAATTATTTGAAGAATTCGTCGAAGAATCACAAGACGGATGGGGTTCTGATCCTAAAAAACCTAAGGCTATTGATAAAATAGAGAACCGAATTTATAATGCAAAAGAAAGACTAGATAAGCTTGAATTGCAATGGGAAGCTGCGGTTGAAAAGCATCAAGGCAAATGGCAACCTAAATACAACTTCGGAGATTTATTAGCATAATAAAGCCAAAGTACTCATACATAATTTATTGTCATTGTCTTCTTAGATAAATATAAAAAAGACAACTAAATGGCAGAAAGGCTTTTAGATAAAGCTTCGTTCAGTCTGGTTAGGACAAATCCAAAGCTTACTACTAATATTAAAGTTGTAACGAATGGAGACGATATCTTTTTAGAATCGTTTAGTGCTAACACTGAATTATCTTCATCTACGTTTAAATCGTTTAAGGTAGATGCAGCGTCTACTTATGATAAGGACATTTATCGATTCTATCAGAACGGTAATTTCCCAAAGGCATTGGCTTATGATGTCTATCAACAATTTAGAGATACATCTGTGCTATCTTCGTATAATTCTCAATACGAAATGTTCTATACTTCTGGGACAGAATCTATTAACTCTGAAGTCTATACAGAAAATATGGGAATGGTTGCACCACTATGGCTCAACGAACAAGTTCCAAATTACTTTGTAATATTCAGACTTGACGACCCAGCTTCAGTAAACAACATTGACGCGCTGGAACCAACTGATGGTCAAAATGATGCACAGACTTCTGCTAAGTTTAGTAAGTTTGTACTTGAAAACTGTACAGCTATCAAAACATTCGATCTTACTGGAAATAGTAACATAGGAAAATATATTCGTAATTATAGAGAGCAGAATGATTTTCCAATAGCACCGATTACTGCAACTTGGAGAAGAGATGAACCATTTCTGTGGAACGGCATCTCTTATAAGAATGGTGGATTTACTTCAAGTGGAAATTTTGCTTATGATGATTTAGTAGGAAAAGATTCTACTATCATACAAGATGATTATTTCTTCACTCAAGGATTTCAGAGAAACGGTGTAATACTTGCTAATCTTCTAAATATGCAATTCTTATTTAACGATAAGTACGCACCAGAATATTCTGTAAATCGATACTTTGGCCTATATGTAAATGAAGTAGAAGAAGGATCAATTGAACTTTCAGGTGAAGGATTTTACAAAAGCACAGAACCTGAACAAACGCCTAAGATAAAAACTGTAACAGAAGTTTCAGATGAACTTAATACTGAACTTGTATTATCTAACGATAGAGGTATTATGATTTATGGAAAGGATCCACAGACAATAACTGGATATCCTACGTGGCAACGCGTCAATGAAGTAGAATCTATCTTCTATGTAAAAGATAAGCTTAATGAATTCCACACTATAAAGAAGGGTGGGAGATGGAATGAAGCAAATGATGAAGTTAGATTATTTGATAAAAAGATTGACATATCATTGCTTACGGGTTATAAGAAGCCCGATTCGTTTGCATCTGCTACGATCATAGATCCATTAGCCAAAGCAACATCAAGCTTTAAAGTTCTAGGTGAAGTAACAGCTGGGATAGCAATAACATTCTTTGATAGTGGAGTACAAGTTGGGCAAGTTGCCGCTAATACTACACTTACAAATGGTCCGGGAACATTCAGTGACTCATTTTTTAATCCTACTGGAACCCCACAAGAAATAGCAATCGCTTTAACGAATGCAATCAATAATGGAATACCATCTGACGACAGATACTTTAAAGCAACGTATAATGATGACACAGTATATGTTCAGAGTCTTTTTGGTGGAAGTAGATTTAATAGACTATCGTTTGACATTGATTGGGTAAATTATCCAAACGCTCAATTTGAAACTTACCCAGCTACAAGCGAAGCTACACCGTCAGCATCATTTGTTGGTGGTGGTGATAATAAAGGTGCTCAGCTTAAGGTAAAGAGTGGAGATGAGAGTAGATTTACAATGGGAAACTTTGTAAAGAGTAAAGGTGCATATGCTCAAATTGGAAATTATATACCATACTTAGAAGAACCTATCCTAGATCCTACTGGTAGAACAATTGGTTATCGAGGAGTAAACGATAATGTCGTAATTACTTTAGATGAAGGTAACATAGCTGTGACGAGTGCCGGTCAAGTTGCATTATATTCAGATTTCAGGGTTTCGTACGGTAGATTCTCAATGTTTCAAGTTAGGGATTTGGACTTTGATTTTTATAGCGATCTTTATAGTCAGAACGGTGAACTTCTTTATGAGGAGACTTATTATAATCAAACTATTCCAGGAAGTGAGCCGTTAGAATATATTGGAACTTCTACAAATCCTAACATTAGAGAGTTTTATGATGAAGGCGGGTTTGCTGAACTTATTGGTTTACTAAGAGAGGCACAGCCTGATGTGGAATTTGATTCTATCATAGCATCTGAATACGATAGACTAGAAGAAAACTTTTTAAAGGAACAAGCAGTAGCATCAAGAGTGATTCCTTACATTAATAAGTGGGGTTATTTAAAAGATGGTAAAGATACAAGAAATCATCCATATCGTCTTAATTTAAGTGAAGCATTTGCACAGAATAACTTTGCCCCATCTAAGTATGATCTTGGCCAAAGGCCATTGGGATTCTCTCACGAATGGTATTACTTATCTGAATTTCCACCGTACTTTGGACAGACTGCTATAGAAAATAGTTGGAGTTATTTTGAAAATGCCCCAACAGATTCTATTGAACCTGTGTCTTTCCCAAGTACACCGTACATACCTGGTACATTTCAATCAATAACAAATAATTACTTTGATGAATACTTTATTGCAGACAGGTTTAATGTAGATAATCAAATTACTCTTATTGATAGACAGTTAAGATACAGCAGATTAAGAGGAGGAGACAGCGAAAATTTCGCAGAAGGATTCCTAAGAGGTGTTAGAATAATTGCAAAGCAAAAAGCACTTAGAAGCCAGAAAGCTAATTTTAATGCTAAGAAACTTTCTTATGTAAGAAATGGCAGCTTTAATGATTATAGATTCTCTGTTATGATGGTGCCAAATGAACCAGGAAAGCCTAAGACGCAAGTAAAGTTCATTAAGAATGAGAAGTGGAAAACTATTACAATGCTTGTCTTTTTAACTATAGATGAAGATTGTGTTACTGATGGCCAGCAGTATATAGATCGTACTACATTATATTCACTTAAGGACAAATTCATATATGATCAAAACACGTGTGAAGTATTAGAATCGACAGATGGTTCTTACTCTTATAAAAATGGTTCTATGCAAGGAGCTATAAGATTAGCATCTTCAAGCTCAGGGACAATTGTTGGCCAGGCAGATATAAATGGAAATCCTACTAGATTTACTCAAGATATAACCATTGGACTTAACGGTCAGTATACACCTATACAATTTACGATAGGAGGTGACGTGTACTTAATAAGTGGTATTTCAAATGTTATTAGTGATAGCCAACTAGAAGCAAGTTCTGTTACTATTAATGGTCTTCCGATAACTTTACCGTACTTTAGTTTAGCTAACTCAGTATTAAGGAACGCAACTTATATAACTATAGGCGGTGGGTATGGAGCATATAATTCAATAATGGATAATGTTTCTTTTGCAGATATCTTCAGGGACGTTAATCTTGGTTCTCCAGATGTTGTATACGAAACTATAGACATAGATGGAAATCCAGTAAGAGACGATGATGATACTTTATCTCAAACATTTTCAATTGAGTTAAGAGCTCAAGATGATATAATGAAGTCAGTATATTTAGGTATACTCCCAGATCAAAATAAGCCAACTGTATTTAATCTTATTGATGTTATTGGGTATGATCTAAGTTTGCAAAGAACACCAAGAATTTCACCAATAGGCAGACATTCTGGTTATTATGAACCGATTTCAAAAGATCTTGTGTTTTTCAGAGATCCATACTTAAACATTGACTTTGATAATGTCACAGGACTAACAAATACTTCGACTGGTGGTAGTATACCAGATGAAGATTATAAGCTTAAGGTTCTTGATCTTATGAGATATAAAAATACCCAGTTCTACAGTGCAGACGAAAGTTTTGGGCAGATCAAGAATATGTTTTACCATAAAGTAAACGTTGAAGATTCATCAAGTGTTCTTGAGTTATCTCAGGATAGTGCATTCTTAAGTCTCTATCCTCTTGTTAATGAAGTAGGAATTGATTATAGAGATTTTTACATATTCTCTTCAAATTGGGAGCCTGGATATTTTAGAAAGAGTATTGATAAGACACAAGTCCAAAACATCATTGGCACAAGATCAATGACTGAAAAGAAATCATTCTTTGGAAGTAAGTACTTAAAAGTGCCACAAGAAATTAGCCTTGAAACTTTTACACTTGGCGCATTTAATGAAGCTGCTATAAGAGACTCTTCATTAGTTGATGGAACGTTTATGGTAAGAGAATTAGATGTAAGTATTGAAATGTACTTATTTATTCAGAAGAGATTAATTGCTGAACTTGCACCAAATGTAAAAGCAACGTTCCAAAAGTATGTTAATCCACTTTATGGTTTTGGTAATGAAGAAACTCTTGACGATGATGTAGAAAAATATATCGTTCAAAATTTACTTAAACTATATAAAATCGACAGAATCGAATTATTTGAAAAGGCTGAAAGAGCAGAGGTACCAAATGATTATCAAACTGCTGAGCTTACTGATTTAGAAAAAGTTGAGTCTGGACTTAGTTTAACTGATAGCTTTTCATCTAAGATACTTAATACAAATCAATTCGATACACGCTTAATATATAACAAAAGGTTAGGGTACTCGGAATCATTTGGGTTCAACGTAGTCCTAGTTAAAAAGTAAAGGTAAATGGCTATAACTATTAGAGAGCTGCTTGCGTCTGATACTATTTCAGGTGCAACTGACAAGATTAATTTTAATTTTGATCAACTCCTACTTAACGGTGGTGGGCCAGCTGGACCTCCTGGTATTCAGGGCCCACCTGGACCAATCGGCGGACGAGGTATAAGAGGATCGATTTGGTATGAAGGTACGGGAGATCCAAATACATTTCCACCTACACTTACACCTGAAGATGAAGACAACTATCTAAATTCTGATGACGGTTTTGTTTGGACTTATGTTGAAGCATCATTTACTTGGGTTATAACAGCTGTTAATCTTACTGGACCAATAGGACCTGCTGGAAGCGGTGGCAAATTTGCTGAGTATAATTCTAGTCAAACACCACCATACGGTACTGCAGGAGATACGACGATCTACCCTGAAGAGATGGCAATCAGTGACAACCCGTTCAATCAGTCTGTAAGATCAACTTTGCTTGGTGGATTTCCAGAGCAACCTGGGATGTTAGCAAACCCAGTTCCGGGTGGTACGTCAGTTGTACCACAAAGTATAGCTGAGTCAATAGTTATGCCAAACTTTACGCTATTTCTTCATCAATTTGATGCTAATGGAAAAGCAATTGTTTTTCATGGTGGAGATACTGCGCAGAATTTTGAACAAGGAGTTATAGGTAATCTTGCTAATATTGGTTTAGCTGAGGATGACACTCTAAACATAAGAGTACCAAAGGCACCTACATCGTCATCGACTACACCAGACTTAGATGGATTGCGAGTATTAACGCCAGAGCGTAATCAGCACTTTCAGGCAGGCAAGAGAATATGGCTTCAAGCAGGAAACAGTAATATTCAATACGGACCTGGTGACCTTGCATCAGTATGGATAGAGGCAAAAAGAAATAATGGTGCTATAGCTAAACCTACCATAGAACTAAGAGTAGATGATATAGGTGCAGCTTATGAAGCTGAACTTAGATTAGGTGGTTATTTAACAGCTCCTACATCTTCTAACAACAGTGGCGACTTTTGGGTAGAGGCAGGTCTGATCGACATACTTAGCAATGGCACTACTACAGTGAACTCTGGCTCGGGCATAACTATGAGCGCTACAAGTAATATAGTAGCAACATCAACTTCGGGTGATATAAGACTAAATGCTGCGTTCGGTGAGCTTTATACAACATCACAAACAGTAGATGTCAATAGTACTACCAGTATTGACATAGACGCAGGCACTGATATTAACAATACAGCCGGAAATATTGGTAATTTCACAGCAACTAACAATGTAAACATAGAATCTTTATCTGCAGATGTAAATATAGATTCTGCGATAGATATAAATTTAACTGCAAACGTTGACGTAAATATATTCGGGAGTTCGAATGTTAACATAGAGACTAAAACTGATGATGTTCATATCTTTACTGGTACCGGTAGTGGTGGAGATGTATTAATCGACACTAATAATGTTTCTTCACAGATTAAGCTTGAGACTGATGGTGCTACTTCAAGAATACTACTTCAGACTAATACTGACAATTCACCTGTTTCATTAAGTACACTTGCATTAAGTGATATTACTTTAAACTCAGCTCAAGATATAGCACTTGGTGCTGCTGGGTTAGTGTCTTCATTAAGTTTGCTAAATACTGAAATATACTCTACTTCTAATATACTACTTGATACTGCAACAGTTGGCGGTGGTAACATATCACTATCGGCCGATACTGGTAGTATTTCTGCTATTACACAAAGTGGTTTAATTTATCTTCATTCAGTTACCTCTCCTGCTCTAATTATCGGTAATACTGCTGGTATGACTGCTTCGGGTGGTGATGTAAATATCTCGGCATCAGCAAATGTTAACATTACTGCTGAAACTGGAGTAAATGCAAGTACCGGTGCTACATTTGAACCTAGATTAGAGGTAGATGCATCAATTCATGCTGTTCACTCAGCACAACTTGTTGTAGCGTTAGACGAGAAAATATTCGGTTCAGGTGAATTTGATGAGGCATCACCTGGAAATTGGACTGAAATAAAGATAAATTGGACCCGCGTTGGTAATGTAGTAACTGGGTCCGGATTTGCTTTCGACTACGTCGGCCCTACAGGTTCGTCTATATTCAGTGCACCTATAATAGGACCAAATGGTATCGATAGACTTTACGGTACATGGCTTAAAAATCGTGCTACTGCAGTTGATCCAATACATTGGGGTCAACTTGAAGATCAAGGAGCACCACCAGTAAACTTTGATGTCTTGCCGTTAGAATTAGCAAGCGATGATGGAGGATTAGCGGTGGGGGATTCAATTAAATTTACATTTTCATATACTATAATATAACATAATGACAACTGAAGATCAAAAGAAACTTAATAGTTTCGTAAAGGAGTACAAAGAAATTCAATTCAACTTAGACCTAATGCAGAAGAGCATTAATAGTTTAGCTGAAAAGAGAGATAATTATATCTCAAGATTAGATATGATGAAAGATGAAGAACAAGAATTCTTAAAGCATATCATTGAAGAGTACGGTGAAACAGAAGTTACTCCAAATAAACTTGCACAATACATAGAAGAATGAATCCTTTAATATTCACTAAAATCATTGCTTGGTTTGCTGATCCTAAAAATCGGCAACTTATAAGCATTGGTATTATAGCCGCACTTATCATAATGCTTATGGTAACGTGTGGTAGAGTGAGTAATTTAAAAGGAGCAGTTAAAGCTGAGAAGAAAGAAACTCAACGGGTAAGTAATAATTGGGAAGCATCTATGGACTCTGTCAAAATGGCTCTTAATAAGAACGGTGAACTTGTAGGTACGATTTCTGGATATGACATAAAGCTCAACGAACTTGAAAGTGATTATGAAGAACTTCTTGGTGCATATAATATTGAAAAGAATAAGCCGCCTGTAACTATAACTGAAACAGTCACTGAAGTAAGAGATACTACGATTTATGTAGATGCTGCTATTGTTGGAGATAGTCTTATTTCAGTTTCTGATAGTGCTGTGTATAGTACTACTAATTGGAGATACTTGTCTGGAACGATTCCATTTGCTATAGATACTGCTTTAAATAAGATCAATCTTGGTCAAAGTATATTTAACTTAGAACAATCAATGACCCTCCAGACTGTCCTTACAAGAGATAAGAAAACTGGAAAAATACAGATCAATGTTACGACAGCTTATCCTGGTGTTACCTTTCCAAGTATTCAAGGTGCTGTAATTCAAGATGATAAAGAAAATGCTAAAGTGCTAAGACAAGCTCGGAAGGAATTTTCAGTCGGAGTAAATGTAGGATATGGTGCAATGCTTAATCTTATGGATATAAATAGAATAGGAATAGCACATGGTCCTTATGTTGGAGTTGGATTGAATTACTCTCCAAAGTGGGCACAGTGGGGAAAATAAAATAATTAAACGATTTGGATTCATCTAGGTACATACAACTATCCGCGGATATTTTAGTCGAGTATATCTATACTGACCAGGCTAACCCTGCTACTTACAATACAGCTGGGTTTCCAATTGAAATAATGCGAGATGGTTATACTGATGGCTCTTATCTTTGGAACGCTGCGAGTGTAGTAAGCACAATGGGAAACAGTAGAGATCGTTCTGCTGCGTCTATTAATGCAAACAAAACAGAATCAGTAAGTCTTAATAGTAGCTTTGGAGTTCCGTATAACGATTACGATTCTCAGTTTACTGATACTCCCCAATTAGTACAATCATTCTCACCTCAGATAGATGTTGAATATGACACTGTAAGAGTTTACTTTACAGCAGGATATAGCTTTGACGATTACGATGGACTGATATTTGAAATTCTAACTAATCGTAGAGATGGTATAGAATTGAATTTAGCTTCTATCAATTATCTACGAACTGATACTCCACTTCTTGTAGCTGAACCGTTCTTATTAGCAAGTAAGTTATATAGTACGTACATTGAATTTAAAGTACCTGCATTGTTCTATATGAATAATGCATTTAATCAATCAGATCCTAACGGACTTGGTTTTAGATTAACTGAAGGTGCAGGATTTATTGGTACACCGTCTATTTCTATAAGAGCTAACGGAATAACTGCAACGACGGTTGAAAACAGCTATAGTTACTACGATGTTGAAGAAATAAACTCAGCATCGATTCTAAATAGAGATATTTATGATAACTTATACGCTGAAGTTATCGAAGCACCAGACGGAGATTACTTTCAATTGTCTGGCCAAGTATTAGGTTCTACATTTGAGAACTTTATTCAAACACTTAATAGTAACAGTGGACCTTATGTAGTGTTCCACGAAATTACAATCACCGAGCAGATAGGAACTAATTTTGTTCAGACGAGCAATCAGGTATTTACACAGACTGGACAATTTGATGAAGCTATTGACTTCAGACCAATCATTACAAATTCTGCAACCGCAATTAGCTTTGTGATAGATTATACGCTTAGACTTTATAATCGTCAAGATAGTACTCAAATTATAAAGAAAGCAAGATTATCCAGTTTCGATGTAAAGAAATACGGAAGAAAGCTAATGAAGATAAATCTTGGCACTGTTCCTACTGTGGCGAGAGTTTATAATCAACTTCAACCAGATGACGGTAGACGAATAGTTATTACTGATTCTTCTTCAAATGCTGGAGAAGGTTCTGACAAGCAAGCTGAAAAGCTCGTAGTAAGAACTCGTTACATAACTTCATTCAGAGATAGGATGAATGTTAAAGCTGCAATATCACCTGCTACTGTAAAAACAATTACCGGAGAATAATGGCAAGCATTGAAACAAACATATCAGTTGGCAGTAAACAAGCTGAAGTTTACAAAGAGTTTAAAGCTACTTCAGTAAATGAACAACCACTACCTATGGGTGATGGTACAATACGAATAAGCCCATTTGATGATTACTTTCTGTTTACACTATATGAAGATACGAGTGGCGAAGATACACCAATAGATCTTTCTAACGTAGGAGTAATAAACATTTCTTTTATTGGAGAAAATACGGAAATAAAGATTCCGTACTATACAAATGTAAAAGAATTGGACTTATCTCAAGGCCAAGTAATATTTAGAATAAGTGCTGAAGAAAGTAAAAAGATACTTAAATTAGACAATGATAATTTTTACATATCTTCCCAGGGCGTAAGTCCTGAAGGTGATGCATCAGATGAATCTGTACTATATACTGGAAAGTTTTTAACACTTACTGACGATGCTAGGCAATCACTGACATCCCAGATCGAAGCATTAACTAAGAAATATACTGAAGAAGTTGCTAAACTTAGAACCGAAGCTTCATTGCTTAAAACCGAACGAAGTGATTTAGCTCAACAAGTTGCAGAGCAAGACGTAACGATAGCTGCATTAAAAGCATCTAACTTAGAAATGTCAAATACTATTTCATCTCTTACTACTGAGAATGAATCTCAAGATAGCACAATAGGAACAGTTCAAAATAATGCAAGGGAAGCTCAGAAGAGAGCACAAAATGCACAAAATAAAGCAGGACAGACTTCTGCGGTGCAGAATAAACAGAAAGGCAAAAAAGATAAAGCAACAGTTGCTGTCGCAGCTGCCGCTCTACAAAGGACAACAATTTAATGTTTTTAAGTTCACGAAGTAATCAGTTTAGGTTTAACTTTCCTAGAAAATTTATACCTCAGCATATAGTTGATAAGTACAAACCAGTCCTTACTAGGATTCCTGGGAGTATGATCAAAGAACCGATTGATGCTTTCAATTATGGCATACAATCTATGAGTCTTCCCGGACCGTCTTTTGACCCAGTTACTCAGAATGATAGACCAGGATTTACTAGAAATTTTAGATCTGCTGAACCTACACAAGAGTTGTATGACAAGAACCTAACTGTTACTATGCAATCATTCGATGGATTTTTCAATTATTGGATGGCAATTGAAATATACGAATACTATTACGGCTTAAGTGGTGATGATCCTTGGGTTCCTGAAGGTACAGGTATTCAAATGTTAGATGGTGAAGGTAATGTTTTCGTTACCGCTAAACTTCAACAAATGATAATGACAAGTGTAGGTGGCTTAGATTTAAACTTTAGTAGTAACACAGTTGATTTTCAGACTTTTGATATAAACTTTACGTATAACATACTTGACATAAACTATGGCTATTTGTCTTAATCAATATATAATATATACAACATGGAAACCTATAAAGAGTATCTAGAAAGTAACACAGATGAAGCTTTATTTAACCAAGCACTTCATGAGTCTGTTGACTTGACAGATGAACAAGAAGAAGTCATAAACTCAATAGTCGAAAAGATTTTGACTGAAGATGCGAACGGCCGAGACTTAGAAGAAGTAATGGAAGAATTAGTCAATGAAGGAATTCTTGGTTCAATTTTCGGTGGACTTACTGGATTTGCACTCGGAAAAACTGTAGGTAAGATAATTGCTAAAGTGCTAGGAATTGATAAAGGTGTATTGTATGATCTTCTTACGAGTAGATTGGTAGGAGCCGCACTTGGCTCAGCGTTAGGAAAAAAATTATAATCATGAGAAACATAAAGTATAAATTTAAAGATTTTTTAGCAGAGGGACAAATATCTGAAGGCTCTTTATCTAATGAAGTAGATAAAGCAGTAGCCCACGTCGAAAAAATGAGAGGGAATGGGATAAACATAAGTGATTATGGTTTAGAAGATGTAGCTGATCATATTGACTCATATAGTAGTGGACGCGAGATAATCTATACGTCCAAAACAATTAAAGCATTTAAAGCATTGCTTAAAGCAATGTCTGATGACGAGATTGCAAATAATCAATGGAACGATAAAAACTAACATAGTGCACAAATTATTTTCATTTGATGAGTTTGTTAGCGAGTCAGAAATACCAGAACGCTATCGTAAAGATGGATTTACTAAAGTTGGTGTGAAAAAGAAGTCATCCGATAAAGATAAAAAATGGATGGTACTTGCTAAGAAGGGCGACAAATACAAGGTAGTTCACGGTGGAGATCCTAATATGGAAGACTTTAGCCAGCATAAAGATAAAGATAGGCAAGATAATTTTTGGAGTCGTATGGGTGGAAGAGATTCTAAACATGCAAAAGATCCGTTTTCTGCATTGTACTGGCACAAGAAATTTGGTACTTGGTAAACTAACCTTTAAAGAATAGAACATTTGTCAATAGTAGGCATAGATTTTTCACTTAACAGTCCAGCAGCTTGCGTATACGAGAACGGGACTTACCATTTCATATCATATTTTAATTATCCTAAGGAAGAATTTAAAGCGCCAATTCGTAAGGCATTTGAGCTTCACGATAAATTTATGAATACTGATATAGCAGAATGTGTAATGTATAATAGAAAGGTTACGTCAAAAGATTTTGCAAAGAGAGAATCAGAGAAAATGTTTGATGCTGAACAAATTTCTACCATGCTCGTAGGTAACCTGGTTAATAATTTTGACATCACTGATTTTGCACTTGAAGGATTTTCTTATGGTTCTAAGGGAAATAGCTTTATAGACATGATAGTTTATAATAGTTTCCTAAGACAAAAGCTAATAAGTACTTACGGACTAGACGCATTCAATATATTTCAACCATCTGCTGTAAAGAAATTAGCTGGTAAAGGAAACTGTGATAAGTTGTATATGATTAATGCTTTTAAAAATAATGTCTTAGAAGATCCTTGCTTAGAAAAGAATCCGTTTTGGTTATGGATTCAAGATAAAGAATATTTAGATAAGAAAAAGATTCCTAAACCTCTTGATGATATGTGTGATTCATATTTCATTGTAAGATCTTTGAAGGATAAACTAGAAAATTGTAATATCTAGAAATAACTAGACTCTTTTCCTTCGTAACATCCAGTAAACATTATACCGCAGATTTAAACCTTTGTTTCATCATGATAAGACCAATCGGAAAAAAAGTTCTATTACTTAAAGAAAAAGCACCTGAAATGTCAGGTTCAATATATCTAGTTACATCAAGTGAGACCGGTAGTAATACACCACCTTACGCTGGGACGATTGTCTCTATTGGCTCAAAGTGTAGTGGTAGACTTAAACCAGGAATGAAAGTTGCATACCACTGGTCAGGAGCTGTTGAAATAATCTATAATGACACACTCTATATTTTAGCTGATGAAGAAATAATTAGCGGAATAATAGCAAAAAATGTCACTTTAGGTTAAAACAAATCAACAGTCTCAATATATAACTAGTGGAAGGTAGGCACCTTTCAATGTAGGCAAAACGAGGCGAGTTAATTGGCAGAATCCTAGGCGGTTGGTTGGCAAGTATTGTGGAACTTACATAAAAATAAGTAAAAACAAAAATAAGGCAAATTAAAAATGGCAAAAGAATTCGATATTTTCAGTGTTGGCGTAAGCGATCTTGATACTGGAAGTGAAAAGAAAGGTGGAAGTGATTTATACGCACCAAAACCAGAGCAAGGCTCAGACGGAACTTACAGTTCCCAAATTAGATTCCTACCAAATCCTTCTAATCCAAGAAAACCATTCATACGTAAGTGGGTATACTGGTTGACTGATGCTGATGGGAAAGGTTTTTATGTTGACTCTCCGTCAACTGTAGGCGATAAGTGTCCTATTCAAGACATGTTCTTCAAACTTCGTAACAGTGATTCTGCTGTAGACAATAAAATGTCTGAAGAATTAAAGCGTAAAGAGGTGTACTATTCATTAGTACAAATCGTAACTGATCCTCATAACCCTGCCCTTGAAGGTCAAATCAAAATATTCAAATTTGGATATAAGATTAAGGCTAAGATTGACGATGAGTTAAATCCAAAGTTTGATGATCCAGTTCAAGTATTTGATCCGTTCGAAGGTAAGAACTTTGAACTTAGTATCTTTAAGAAGGGTGGTTATCCAAACTATGACTCTTGTAAGTTCCTAAGCAAGACATCAGCAATGGTTCTTGAAGGTGAACCTGTTAATGACAGCGCAGAAAGCAGAACAGCAATTCTTGCATATCTTAACGATGCACCGAAACTTGATAGTTGGGATTACACACCTTGGACAACTGAACAAGCAAATCGTGTAAATGGCGTTCTTTCAATGTTCGCTTCACCTGGAAGTTCAATCGCATCTGTTACTCAGCAAACTATGAGCACTAAACCAAGTGCTGATATTAAAACTGAAGCAGCGGCAGAAACCGCAACCGCAACTGTAAAGGCACAAACTGCAACAACAGAAGCATCTGCTGGAGGTGACGAAAAATTAGATGACTTTCTTGAAGGCTTAGACCTGTAAGAAATGGCTGAAGAAGCTGTAAAACTTGATGTAAATATGAGATCCCAGATCATCGATAAGGTGACTGGGATCCTTTACACCTCACACCCACCTGGAGAAAAGAGAAGACTAGAAGATAGCAAAGACCGTTTAAATTTTGCTTGTCCGTACTGTGGAGATTCTGCAGACAGCGACAGAAAGAAACGAGGCAATATCTACTGGAACGATCTTTACTATCATTGCTATAACTGCAATGTACATGAAACTGTAGATGTCTTTTTAGAACATTATAATAATAACTTTGAAGGAGAAGAACGAGTAAATGTAATTAACTACATTAAAGATCATCGTTTTAAAGTACAGTTACAAGAAACATTAGACTTTTATCTTTTTGATGAAATTGATAAGTATGGTCTAACTTACGAACAGATTGGCATTGCATTTAATGCGTATCCTATTAACGAACAGACTCACCGAGTTTATCCGTATCTTAAAAGCAGACTGTTACATAATAAAGCTAAACAGTTTGCATACGATCCAAGACGAAAGGATCTATACATATTTAACTTTTCACCTAGTGGTAAGATCATAGGATTTCAAGTACGTTCGTTAGATGGTAACGGTCCTAAATATAGAACTTACAACATTGAGAGAATTTACGAAAGATTAAAGCTGAAGATAGATTTGCCAGAAGATCATATCATTAGCTTAAATAAAATATCAATGATCTTTGGTATACTTGAGGTTGATATGTCAAAAACATTTACAGTATTTGAGGGACCTATAGATGCAATGTTTATGCGTAACTCATTGGGTATAACTGGAGTAAAGAAAAAGATTTCCGAGTTTGATGATATCCCACATGTTCGTTACTTTTTTGATAATGACGTAGAAGGCAAACGAAAAATGATAGAAAAAGCACAATTAGGACAGAGTGTATTTATGTGGAAGAAATTGTTAGAAGATTATAATATCTCAGGAAAATCAATTAAAGATTTAAACGATTTAGTGAAGTATGAATATAAATATAGAAAGGGTTGCTTATCTAATTTAGATTCTTATTTTACAACTACAGCATTAGATATAGTTTACCTATGAAAATAACTGAAGAATTAGTGGCTGATGAACTTGAAGATTTCTACGACGACGTAAATAACAGTGACCGCAAACTAAGGTATCTTTTAAAATGGCCGTCTACTTTGGATATCTCTGCAGATACACCAAAGATGACGTTTAGTCCACCGAAGAAGAAATTTAAACCGAAGGTTAAACGACCAACAACACTATCAAAACATGGCAGACGAGGACGGAGCTCTACTTTTTGAGAGCACTAAAATAAAGAATAAGGAATACGACGAAGTGGACACTCGAGCTAAAAACGTCGTATTAGAAAAGAAGCTAATCCAGAATCGTAAAGATTGGACTGAAAAGATTAAGCTGCTTGCTGTTAGACTCAAAGAAGTTCGTAATTTAACTGATGTTCAAATCGATATGCTTTCTTATAGACAAGTTGTTGTAGATTTGATGGTTGAACTTAAAGCTACAATTTATAAGCGTAGTGCATTCTGGGATTCTTATCATAAGACGAAATACAGAACCTACAGTTTAGATTACGATATGAAATTGACTAAGGAAGAAAAGATTTCATTTATAAGAGCAGATATGGCTTCTCTTAAATTCCAAATAAAACTGCTTGGCGCACATCTTGAATTTTATCAAGACTGTGTCAAGACATTAGACAACATGGCGTTTGCTATTAGAAATCGTATTACACTAAGTGAAAGTGATTACTGATTGGTCTCTAGACACTTAGATAAATAGATTGGATAGAATACATAACACATAGATGCAATTAACATTATCTGAGAATAATAAATTCTTGGTTATTTCTTCTTGTACAGAGTTAGAATACGAACAACTCAAAGCAAGTTTAACTAAAAGAATTGACGGATGGCGATTTCATCCGCTGGTCCGGAAAAAAGTGTGGGATGGAAAAATCTCCTTCGTTAAGAAAAACTTAATCCCAGCTGGCCTTTGGAAAGAGGTAGCAGATATATGTAAGGAGTATGATTTCCAACTTACGATGGTTGGAATTACCAGAATCTTTAACAGAGAAATTAAACAAGACGAATTTGAAGCTTGGGCTCTTAAGTTCTTTGAGGGTAGAGAAATAACACCGAGAGATTATCAGATAGATGCTGCATTTAAAATACTAAAGTATAAAAGATGTTTAGCAGAATTAGCAACTTCAGCAGGTAAGACACTAATATCATTTATGGTGATTGGCTATCTTATGGAAGTTATGAATAAGCAGAAGATCTTAATGATCGTACCAAACGTAAGTCTTGTGATTCAAGCAACGGGTGACTTCGAACAATATAACGCTGGTAAGTTAAGCATTAAAACTCAGCAAATTTATTCTGGTTCAGAGATAAGAAAAAGTAGTAACATAGTAGTAGGTACTTATCAATCGCTTGTTAATTATGACGAAGAATACTTTAAGCAATTTGATGTAGTACTTATTGATGAAACACATAAAGCTAAGGCTAAGTCTATTCAGACAGTAATGGATAAATGCTGGCACTGTGATTACCGCTTTGGTTTAAGTGGAACGATACCTAAAAGAGGAACTGTTGACCGACTAACTTTAATGTCTGCAATGGGTCCATTAGTAACCCAAGTAAAAGCGAAACACCTTCAAGATGAAGGTCATATTGCAAACTGTAAAGTTTTACAGATTACAATGGACTATGCATCTGATGAACAAAAAGAAGCATTTGCATTCTTATCTAAAAATCCAAAACAGCGTAGGGAATTATTTACACTTGAAAAGAATTTCATTAACCAAAATGAAAAGCGACTTAACTTTGTCACTAAAGTAATAAATAAGTCTCATTCAAATTCACTTGTTCTATTTCATAAAATAGATTACGGTGAAGCATTATACCGTAGCTTAAGAAACATTACTGATAAGAAAGTCTATTACGTAGACGGTAGCATCAGTGGTGATATGAGGGAAGAGTTTAAAGCTAGGATGGAGCAGAATGATGATGTAATAATTGTTGCAAGTTATGGAACATTCTCGACTGGTATTTCAATTAAGAATATTCATAACATATTTTTTACTGAAAGTTTCAAAAGTGAGGTAGTTATAAGACAGTCTATTGGCAGAGGGTTAAGAAAGCACCGTTCTAAAGACTTGGTAAAAATCTATGATTTCATAGATGATTTTAGATATACTGATGAAGAAATGAATTGGAAGAACTATATGTACAAACATGGTGCTGAAAGAAGGAAGATATACGAAGAGGAACAATTTAAGTACGATGTACAGACTGTAAAGTTTTAGGAGTTTTAACTAGATATATAAATCAAATAAGAAAAACATGAAAAGAAGAATTAAGAAATTCTCTGATGCTGTCAACGAATCTAATGGCAGGCACGCCAACGTTCTTGAAATCATCAAGAAGCTAGGATTTAGTAGCTTAGAGGAAATTAAGAAAGAAAAAGCTGTATTAACTAAACTTGAAGCTCTAGCCAAAGAACTTCCTAAATCAGCAGACATAAGCGAAGATTCAGCAGACGACATTGAAGCAGATGTTAAAGCTAAAGCTGAAGAGAAATCACTTGAAGATAAAGCTGGAGAGAAAGAAGAAGATAAAGCTGAAGAAGTGGCGGAAGATGTTGCTGATGATGTTGAAGCTATGCAGACCGCTAAGAACGAACCTAAGAACAAACCTGATGAGGACGGTGAGGAGTTAGTAACTAACGACCAAGAAGTTACTATGGAGACTCCAGATAGTGCAGAAGATACGAGCGATGCAACAGTAATTCCTAAAGCAAGAATTATGTCATTCGAAGAGTTCGTTAAAGAGGGCGAAGAAACAGTTAATAAGAACGTTAGCTATCAGGATGATGAAGAAGAAGATGAGGATAACGCACTTCCAGTAGCTGAAGGTGATGATGACGAGTATAAAGGTGCTGATGACTTAGACGATGATGAAGATGAAGAAGATGTAAACGAAAAAAATATCGAAAACGATAAAGATTTCGAAGAATATGCAACTGCAGTATTAATGAAAGCTCATCCAGATGATTTCGATGAGGCAGTAGCTAAGAAAGTTATTGATGGCCTTAAGAAAAAATATAAAGATGATTACGGCGCTATGATTGGCGCATTGTCATAATAAATACGCGACACAGAGTAAAAAAAATTGCAAATGGGATATATTATGTTATTCGAACAATGGCTGGCTCAAGAAAGCCAGCCATTGTTGTTAGAGGGTGGTGCGTACGGTCATTTAAGTCATCCTTTTGAGGATCTAAACTTGACTATGAAGGACGTCCAAGACATGATCGATGCAACTGTAAGTGGTGCATTCGGTCCAGATAATTTTGTACAAGAAAAAGTTGATGGGCAGAACATCATGATTTCTTGGAAAGACGGTCGGTTAATCGCAGCCAGAAATAAGTCACATCTAAGAAATGCTGGTGAGAATGCACTTACCGCTCAGGGTATGGCTGAACTATTCAAGGGTCGAGGAGATATTGAAATTGCATATAATACTGCAATGACAGATTTAGCAGCTTCTATCGGTGCATTGTCAGAGAAAGATAAATTAGACTTATTCGATAACGGCAGAAAATTTGCAAGCGTTGAAGTAATAACACCTGTGACTCAAAACACAATCCCGTACGGCCAGAACATTTTAGTATTTCATGGTTTAGTGGAATATGATGAAGCTGCTAATGTAATTGGAGAAGACAAAAGTGCTGCTAGGAAAATAGGTCAACTTATTAACGATGCTAATGCAGCTGCACAAGCAACTTATTATGTAAGAGGGCCAGTTGATATTTCTATTATGCCGTTTCCAAATACTAAGAAAAGAGCATCGTACTATAACTCTCAACTTAAAACCATAATGAAAGAAAGTGGTACTAACCTTAATAGTACTATTAGAGATTATGTTATGGGTAGTGCTGTTAAAGTGCTTCAGGAAGAAGCTAAAAAAGCCAAAGTTAGTATACCAACTGATGCCGTTGAAGGTCTTGCTAGAAGAATCGGAGGAGTTGACAAATCATATACCATCCCAACAATTAAACACGAACTTGGTGCTGACGCTCAATGGTTCATTAATTTAGAGAAGAAAGACTATAAAAGATTAAAGCGTAAAATTTATGCACCTCTTGAAGGTATCTTTTTAGAGGTAGGAACTGAAATGATGAAAAACATATCAGCATTCTTATCAGCTAATCCTACTGCTGCTGCACAGGCAATGAAAAAAGAAGTTGAAGGTGTTATTAATAACATCAAGACCAATGGAGATGCCGGAGATGTTGAAAAGCTTGAGGCCGAACTTCTAAGACTAACAGCTGCTGGTGGACTAGAAAGTATTGTTCCTACCGAAGGAATTACATTTGTCTATAAAGGTAAGCCTTACAAATATACTGGGATTTTCGCGCCCCTCCACCAAATTCGTAGCATTTTAGCATATAAATAAACGACATGGCATATATAAAATTATTTGAAGAATTCATATTATCAGAAAGTGGAAACTCTGTAGAAAATGCAGTACCGTTTCAGCAAGATCAAGTTGCTGGAACTTTAAAGTGGCTGGAGAAAAACGTTTTTCCTAAGATTGGAATATCTGGGATGGGTGACGATGCTGCAGTTATTGGAAGTGCCGGTAAGAAATTACCAGGAGACACAAGTGGCGATATCGATATTGCAGTTTCAGCAGATAAGATTGCGGGTTATTTAGATGTTTCACTTCAGAATGTTTTAGGTGAACTTAATACGACATTAAAAAAATATGGCTACGAAACAAAAATGGCAGCAGGTTTTGGTCAAGTAAGTATAGCAGCTCCAATAGACGGTGACATTAATAACGGCGTTGGTCAAGTTGACCTAATGCTTTCAACTGATATGAAATGGTCTAAGTTTATTTACGAATCACCTGACTTTAGAACTGGAGAATCAAAATACAAAGGTGCATATCGTAATATTTTGTTAATGTCAATCATAGGACAATGCTTCGGAAAGACATTAAGTAAAACTCCAGAAGGAGCAACCAAAGAATATGAAGCCAGAGTAATTAGAATGAACCAAGGGATAGTGCAGATTAGAAAGACGTTCCAAGGTAAGAAAGGATTAATTAAGACTGCAAAGTTAATGAGAGACTTTGATAAAGAAATCACAAGAGAACCCCAAGAAGTGGTTGATATGATATTTAATAATTCAAAACCAAGCGATATTAATACATATGAAAAATTAAAGGCACTATTAGAATCTGGATTATTTAAATTTCCAGAGAAAGTAGATTCTATACTTGCAGAATTTAAAACGAGAATGACACATTCGGGTTTACCATTACCATCAGACATAGGATAATATGACAGCAAAAGAACAGCAGAGATACGAAAGAGTATTTGAAAAATTAAAAGAATCTACAACCAAGGATGAATTCTTAGAATCAGTAGATTCTTTATTAGATGAAATTTTTGAAAGTAAGATTCACCAACAACATAATCTTGATACATTATACGATGATGATTGGTGGACCAGTACTATGTCATAACTTTATACTATATTTGTTCAATAAATAAACAAAATCAATTATAATGGGGAAGTACGTAGATAGCTTTAAAATATTCGAAGCAAAATATCATACTTATGCAGATTACATGCAAGACGGTGATGAGTGGGGTACTCCCGAAGAACTAAAAAAAGATGCAACTATTTTAGTTAAGCATATGATTCCTAAAGATTGGGATAGCTCAGAAGATGCAATTAAAAACATTACTGACCAATCTAACGATAAGAAAGGTATTAAGTTTGAGTTTACACTTGATTCTGGTGATACGATAACAGTATTTAAACTTGGAAGATTTAGAGGTAGTTGGGAAATTTACTTTAACAAAAAGAAAGTTAAAGATAAAGCAGCAGTTAAGAAAATCTTAAGTGAAAGAATGACTGACTTAGATCAGTATTTGCATTCTATGAAAGGTTATGATTTTACTCATCAGTATGCAGATGATGCAAGGTCACGAAGAAGTGGAGAGGCACATCAGAAAACATTAACTCAGTTATATAGCAAGCTTTCACCTTCAGATAAGAAGAAAGCATACGATAAGTATAAAGAAATATTTAAAATAGATACGAAATTTAACAACTTTAGTGGTACATAGGATATGAAAGAACTTCATAGCATATATAGGGAAGCAGGGAAGGAATTTGTTAATGATTTACTTAATAACTATGTTGTAGTTACAGAGAAATTATCGGGTTCATCTTTTGCAGTTGAACACAATCCCACTGGACTACAATTCTTTAAAGGTACTTCTCAGAAGCCTATAAATTTAATAGATAGGACTATGATGGTTTATTATGAACCACCGATAGAACATATCAAAAACGTACTAGCATCAGGTAAAACAACAATCCCAGAGCATTGGAGATTTTGTTTTCAATATTTTGTTCATAACGAGCCAGGTGTTATAGCATACACTAAATTGCCAGAAAATAATTTAGTACTTACACATATTCATGTAAGAGGTGAAACTGGCAAAACTGCTAAAATTATAGATGACCCAAGAGTCATTAGAGATTGGGCAACTAAACTAAAAGTAACAGCATTACAACCATTCTACGCTGGTAATTTAACCGAAGAGCAGAAACTTAAGGTTGATGAATTTTTATCAATACCACTCGAAGACCAAGAAGAACTCTTTGGAACATCTTCATTCGTAGAATATATCCTAAAGGTTCTAAATCCAAAAGTAACAGCAACTACGTTACACGGAAATTTATCAAATCCAATCGATTCTTTAGTATTCAAGTTCATAAAAGCAGGTCATGGTAAATCATTTTCTGCTAGGATGATAGATCCGTATACGAGAACACTAATGAAAGATAAGGTGCCAGTTGATATAAGACGTGCACCGGCAGATATGAACGAAATCATTTTACTTGATCTTCTTGCTTTTATTGAAGAGCGAGGTATCAATAAAAGTGATACAATGAAAGGTGATAGTGAGGAGCGCTATATTGAATTAATCTCCACATTGTTTAATGAATATGTAAGCCAGAAAGATGAAAGCCTTAGTGGTTTAACTTTCGATAAAGCAGATTTTGCATCTACACCTGAATTTGATTTGAATTTAGATCTTGTATCAAATGATAAGACTAAAGAACTATTATCAAAATCAGATCATCTTAAAGACCTATATAAAGTTATGTTAGGATCTTTAAGAAAGAAAAGAGACACAAAGAAAACAGGTGCTATATTAACACCATCTGTAATAGAAGACTTTAATAACATGGTAGATAAAATTAACAAGATTAGCAATTCCAAAGATGATGGAGAATTCAAAACTTTTGAAGATTATCTTAAGCTTAAAAAAGTAAACGAAAATATAGAAGAAGATCCCATAGAAAGTGTTACCGAAGAAAAGATATTAAGCTTCAATGACTTTAAGTCTCTTGATAAGATTAGTTTAAAGTCAGAAGTATCTGAAGCACTAACAGTTCCTCACAAAGAACGTGGTAAGAAAAAAGTAAATATGATAGTTGGAAGATTCCAACCTTTTACTTTGGGTCATGTTAAAGTGTTTGAGCAACTTCATAAACAAAATGGTTTTCCAATAGTTGTATTTACTGTAAGAGGTAAAAAGGTAAACTTAGAGAAATCTCCGTTTAATGAAGATGAACAAATGACTATGTTCAATAAAATGAAGAAGCAATATTCATTTTTAGAAGCAATGTTCATAGTGCCTAGTGCAGCTATCGATACATTATTTTCAACTTTAAGACCAGCATACGAACCAATCTTATGGGGATTTGGTACAGACAGAAAGAAGGCATACGAAGGTATGATTAATAAACCTGAGTACCGAAAGGATTTAGATGTGGAGCCAGATTTCGCTGGATATGAAATTAAAAGAGGAGATGATGATGTATCAGCTTCTAAAGTTAGAACAGCTCTTGAATTAGATGACGAATCTACATTCAATAAAATGACACCTAAGAGCATACACGATATGTACCAAATTCTTAGAACTGTTCTTGCACCAATCGAAGAATCATCTGATGTACTTGTCGAAAAAAAAGAAACAGATCTAAGCGTTGAAGCTACTTCTCCTGGAGAGATGTACAGCAATCCATTCTTTATCGATGAAATCGTAAAAGCTAAAAAGCTTCCACAGTATAACAAATTTGTACAATTGTTACCGCATGGATTAGTAGCAGATGGATTTATTAAATTTGTAAATGGATTAGATCAAAGAGAAACTAAAGAGATAGTAGGCTATTTATATAGCTTAACTAAACCTACTCAATTAGATGCGAATGCATTATACGGAAATCCAAGTTCGCCATTAGGTCAGTTATTTGTATTAGAACCAAAGGGTGTTGGTAGAGGTGAAGTTGCAATCGCTTGGTTGATTAAAGATGCTGAAATTCAAGGTGGTGGAGAAAGCTACGATGTAAGCATCAAAGGTAAAAAGTTTGAAGTTAAAGCATATGAAGCCGGTGGTCCAAGTGATGCTATCCGAGCAGGTGTAAAAGCAAAGATTACAAACTTCAATTTCTATAATGAACTTTTAGATACGATTAGTAGAATTGATAAACTAACAGGCTTCTCAAGCGGTATTCCTAAATTCGATCTTAATGCTTATTTCCCAGAATCATTTGTGGCACTTGGTAATAAACTAATGGCTGAAAGAACAAGCATCTTATCTGGTGAAATTAGTAAAGGCAGACTGGCGACGATACAGAAATTCTATGATGAAGCAAATGCGATTGAAAGTCATATCAAGGGTTTCTCGAATGTGATATTAAGAGGACCGCACAGTAAGCCACGAGAATTAAGTGTAGTTCCAATTTCAGAAGAAGAGGTTGCAGCTGGAACATTCACGGTTAAGATAACTGAAAAAGATGAAAGTCTAACTTATATTCTATCTGAGCTAAGGAGATTGAAATACGTTAGAGATCCTAAGGCATTAGCAGTTGATTTACAAAATGCTGTAGATAAAAGTGTTAAGGGTACGGTTTATATCGTATTCAGAAGAAATAAAGTTAACATTGTTCCGGAGACAGGATTCAAATTCAGTCACATTACAGCAGCAAGTGTAAAGTTCGTAGAACGGGACTTATAAGAAATACAAACTGAAGAATTGATCTTTCTGTCAACCTCTGATATATAATAAAAGAGGAAGATATGAAACACATAAAGTCATTAGACGATTTTCTTTTAGAAAAAAGGGTTGTCATCAAAAGAAAGTATACTGAGAATTATCCCGCTAAACATGCATCTACATCAGCTCGTGTTAGAAACGCTGTATTAGATGCTATGGCAGATGGTGTAGTAACTGAGGAAGAGATTAAGAATATTCTACAAACCGCTAACGCTGGTAGCAGGTGGCTTAAGAAAAACGGAAGTCTTTTTAAGATTACTGAAGATGAAGCTGGTGTAAAGAGTTACACCTTATCTAAAAGTGGCAATCGTATCAGAACTCGTACAAGAAATATAAACGAAGACTAATGCCGGCAAAATCCAAAGCACAGCAAAGATTAATGGGAATGGCTTATTCTGTAAAGAAGGGCGATTCTGATATTGGAGATATTGATTCTTCATATAGAGATAAAGTGAAAGATCTTGTTGATGGAATGTCATTAGCTAAACTTAAAGATTACGCTAGTACTGATCATACGAACCTTCCTGATAAAGTTGAAGAAACTTCAGTGAATCTTAACCCGAATATGAACGTTCCGGGTATGGGTGATGTTGTACTTCCTGGAAATCCCGGAGATGCAAATTCTTTTGCTGGCCAAACACGTGGCAGTGGAGATATTCCTTTTGACTTAAAGAAGAAGAAAAAGAAGAAAAAGCTAAAGTATATTAAGACATACGAAAGTTTCATTCTAGAAAATAAGAAACGCTAAGTGGCAATTAAACCAAAATATCAACTTAAAGATCTTTTTCAGACAGGTGATCTTATAAGCCAGGGGTCTATGAATGACCTTATAGATTCTACTTATAACCCATCACTTATTGCTGGGTCAAATATTTTCATTACTGGTGTTGATACACCATCTGGGAGACAAATAACTATATCTTCATCTGGCGGGGGCGGTGGCGGTGGAACTCCAAGCGGATCAGACACAGAGATACAGTATAATAATTCTGGAGTTTTTGGCTCCGACCCAGGCTTTATTAGGACACCAAAGGGATTTTTCGCATCACAGGCAGAAGGAGGACCTCTTCAAGCTGAAACAATAGTTGGCTCTGGTGATTTTACAGAGGTTGGGGGAGATCCAGCATTTGCAACAGGGTCTTTGTTTTTTGATGATGAAACAGACATTTTTTGTCTTGCTGGTGACTTAACTCCACTAACAGGAGAGAAAAGTATTGTAAATTATATTCTAGGGCCTACCGCATCATCCCTATACCTCCAGGTTCAAGACGAAGTTGACATTATTACTGAAAATATTGCTGGTGATGAAGTCACTAGTATTTCAGCAGCAACTAATGAAGCTGTACTAAAGCATGAGTCACCAACTCTAACTACTCAAATAATAGTAGATACTCTTGGGGTTACATTTAACTTTAATGAAGGCTCGGACGTTTACACTTTCCCAACCACAGCCGGAACAGCAGGTCAAGTGTTAACAACAATTGGTGTAGGTCAAGTATCGTGGATCACACCAACAGTACCTGGGAAGTTTGTAATTGGTGCAGAGCAAACTGCCAACTTCAGAGCAGTTAAAGGAACATTACATCCAATCAATACCTTAGGTGGTGCAGTAGCAGTATTACCTCCACTCGGTCCGCATTCTCCTGGAGATACATGGGCAATTGTAGACTCTAGGTCAAATGCAGCCGCAGCAAATATCACTATAGGTTTCTTTACAGATAGTCAATTATCTTATGGTAGTGCTGCTAATAAAACTATGGGTAGTGACGAAGAAATGTATACTTATCATTACATCAATGCAACTGTTGGTTGGATAAGACAGAGATAATTTTTAGTTGATTAGTGCAACTCTCGTAAGGATGGTAGTTCTCCGCCCAACGATTTCTCTTTGTGCCTTTACGGTACCCCGGAAATTCAATTCAGTATCTTTTTCAAATACCTTTCCACTCCAGAACTGAATGATGTTCCCATTACTATCTTTGCAGGTGTACTTATAGCGAGTGTTGCCACCTAACCAATCATCAGTGTGTTTTTTGATGAAGGTAATAGTAAGACCTAGATCTAATCGTTCTTTCAGTTCTCCAACGTATTCACTTGTACATTCTGCGAGGTTGATTTCCGTTACCATCTGCCAGTGCATTTCAGAAAGGTGCTTGGCATGTTGAACGATATCCCTCATATGCTTAGTTCGTGGTTCGAACTTATTCGCAATCCATAGAACGTACCCAGAGTCACTTTCGTAAATCTCGTTCAGATCTTTTCCTTTGTGCTTACCGAAATTCAGTAAGCCAGATTTCGGAAAGTCAGGATTGAAGTTGTCAGTTTCTGAAAGTTCAACTCGATTTCCACGACCTGTACAGATTTTCTTAACAGCCTCAACAATATTCGTAGAAAGATTTCCGAGGTAGGTGTACGGATTTCTGATGCCCATGTGATTAAATCGATAGAGGGTGAAATAAACGCTTTTGCGCCCAGTCACATCCACGATGTAAAAGCTTTTTGAATCTGAAGCCGTGGCATTGTGTGCTTCGACGATAGATTTCGCCTCGTCAAGTTCAGCCTCTGTGTATTCGTTTAATGTTCTCATTTTTATGTTTGTTTGATTACAATACAATATAACTATTATTTGTCTAGTTCATTGGACAAATATGAAAACAATTCTGCTTAGCCTCATATAATCTTTAAACGATAAATATGGCAAACGTAGATAATAAATGTGCAGATTTAGAAGTAAGAGATTACTATACAGAAAATGGATATAATGATTCTTCTTCTTTAGGTGACCTCTACGAACTTCAAAGTAAGACCCAAAAGATGTATGCACAAAAACAAGGTAAGAAAACATTTGAAGAATATACTATCGGTGATACTGTAGATTTCCTTATGATGAACCATCATGCATTAGTAGATGAACTACATGAAATGATGGATGCAGTTGGTGGAATTGATGACGGTGTTGGTAATGCTGCATGGAAGCCTTGGAAAAGTGCAAACACAGATATAAGAAATAAGAAACTATCTGACTTATCAGAAAGTGATATGAAGGAACTGAAAATGGAGTACATAGATGCAATGCACTTCATGTTTAACAGTGGGTTAGCACTTGGAGTAACACCGAAGGAACTATACAATTATTACTTAGCAAAGAACGAAGAAAACTGGGACAGAGTCCGTAGAGGTTATTAAACTATTCTTTTGACTCTGATAAAACTAACAACCAATAATTTTTAAAGAATGCTTTTAGACATATCACAACACAACAACCAAATTTGGCTTTCGTATTATAACTTAGACGGTAAAACTAGATTTAAGACTTACGATGTTGAACCCGAAGAAATGTATAACTGGGAAGTGTGTCGAGAAGGTGATAAGAAGGCTGATAGTAAAATAAAGAATTGGGATGGTCGTCCAGTTAAGAAAGTCAAAGCATGGCGCCTTAATAAGCATAGGATGATTCAGTATATTTCCGAACTTGGATTTTCTGACAGAGAATTAATTTTTGGCTATCATTTCCCAAGAACATATTTTGTAGATATTGAAGTTGAAGTTACTGATGAATTCCCAGAGCCAAGTAAAGCAGCTATGCCAATTACTGCTATCTGTGTTGTGACACCGAACCGACAGTGTATCGTATTAGCAACTAAACAACTTCCTAAGGGGGAGATTGGAAAGATTGAGGATCGTATAAACAGCCACTTTAAGGAACTTGATGTAACTTACCAATTTGAGTTTAAGTGTTTCGATTCTGAATACGATATGCTATATACATTTTTGGATAAGTTCGTAAAGAACTTCCCAATGATGACAGGTTGGAACTTTATAAATTTTGACTGGGCATATATAAGAAACAGAGCTCGTAACATTAACATCGACCCAAAGATAGCATCACCTATAGCTGAACTTGGTCAGACGAAAGATGAATTTCCATTGCATGTAGGAATCATGGATTACATGGACATTTATAAAAAGTGGGACAGAACTGTTGACATTAAGGAAGACTTCAAACTTGATACTGTTGGTGAAGCAGTTTTAGGAATTAGGAAAGTAAAGTACGATGGTACTATTCAAGATATGTATGAAAAGGAATATCCTAAATACATATTCTATAATGGTGTTGATACTATCCTCGTTCAATTAATACACGAACGAATTAAAACGATGGAAATAGCGCTGACTATTTCACATTTAAGTCAAGTGTCAATATTTAAAGCAGGTTCACCAGTTGCAGTAACAGAATCTTTAATATGTAGAGCACTTTTAGGTAAGGATCTTGTAATGGCAAAGGATCCGAGTAAAGTAAATAAGAAGACTGGTAAATACGCCGGTGCTTTCGTTAAGCCTCCGATTACAGGTATGCACTCTGCTGTAGCTTGCTTTGACTTTGCATCTCTATATCCGTCAATTATGAGACAGATGAATGTTTCACCAGAAAGTTTTATTAAGAAAGTTGCACCTGAGAAAAAAGATGCAGAATTACGAGACGATAGAATCGTAGCAATTAACGGTGCGGTCTACGATACTGATACTTCAATACTAAAGGAAATATTAGCAGATTTGTATGGCCAGAGAAAGACTTATAAAAAGAAATCCTTTGAGCTTAAGACTAAGGCGTACGAAATGGAAAAAGCCATATCTAAGTCCTAGTAAGTTCTTTATAGTACAAGTATAAAGTATAAATATACTACATCATCAAGAAAAATAATGCAACTCTTAGAGGGTTGCATTATAGTCAAAAATAAAATAAACATGAGCAAATTATTCGAAGAAAGAGTACATTATAAGCCGTTTGAATACCCAGAGTATTACACTGATGGTTGGCTACCTCAAGCACAATCTTTTTGGCTGCATACTGAAATATCTATGCAAAGTGATGTTAAAGATTGGAATGAAAATTTAAGCCCAGAAGAAAAGAATTTAGTCGGCAACATTCTATTAGGATTTGCACAGACAGAATGTGCAGTGAGTGACTATTGGACAGGCATGGTGACTAAATGGTTTCCTAAGCATGAAATACGACAGATGGCAATGATGTTCGGTAGTCAAGAAACGATTCATGCTGTTGCTTACAGTTATTTAAACGAAACTTTAGGTCTTGATAACTTCGAAGCTTTTTTACATGAGCCATCTACCGCAGCTAAATTCGAGTTCTTGATGTCAACTGGTGGAGATTATACATATAAAGAACTGGCAGAGAGTCCAGAAGTAAGAAAGGATGTAGCTAAATCGTTAGCAATCTTTTCTGCCTTTGCAGAAGGAGTTTCATTATATAGTTCTTTTGCTGTTCTTTACAGTTTCCAACTTAGAAACTTACTCAAAGGAATTGGTCAGCAGATGAAGTGGTCGGTAAGAGATGAATCTTTACATAGTAAGATGGGATGTAAACTATTCAAGCACATGTGCACAGAGTATGAAGGTCTTAAAGAAGAAGTTTACGATGATGTGTTAGAAGCAGCTAAGTTAATCGTAGATATGGAATTTAAGTACATTGATATGATATTTGAAATGGGAGATCTTGAAAATCTCAAGAAGAAAGATTTAAAGAACTTCATACTGAAGAGAACCAATGAAAGATTAACTGAACTTGACTATCAAGGTACATTTGAATACGATGTAGATTCAGCAGCAGAATTAGATTGGTTTGATCATTTGACGGGTGGTGAGACATGGACAGATTTCTTTGCAATGAGATCTACTGACTATGCAAAAGCAGGAGAAGGTGACGACTGGAATGATATATGGGAAAACTAGAAATATGATAGAAGAAAACAACTTAGCAGATAATATAGCAAGAGAACTAAATTGGGAACGTGGCGTAGATTACCCAGACTGGGGTCATACTGACGTATACTTAAGAACAATATCACGTGGGTATTGTTTAGAGAAAGAAACACCAAGAGATGCATATTGGAGAGTTTCAACAACTGTTGCATATAGACTTAAGAAGCCAGATATGGCCAAGAAGTTCTTTGACTATATTTGGAAAGGATGGTTATGTTTAGCCAGCCCAGTACTTTCAAATACGGGCACAGAGCGTGGTTTACCAATCTCATGTTTCGGTATTGATGTAGCAGATAGTATTCATGACATTGGCATGAAGAACTTGGAATTAATGTTATTAGCAAAGTACGGCGGCGGTGTTGGTATTTCACATAATCAAATAAGAGGGGCAGGAACTCCGATTACAGATAACGGTACAAGTGATGGCGTAGTTCCATTCATTAAAATTAATGACTCTACTATATTAGCAACTAACCAAGGGACTGTAAGAAGAGGAGCAGCAAGTTCAAATATAAACATTGAACATAGCGACTTTTATGATTGGTTAGAAATTAGAGAACCTAAAGGTGACATAAATAGACAGTCTTTAAATATGCACCAATGTGTAGTGATTGGAGATAAGTTTATGAGAAGACTCCAAGAAGGTGATATTGATGCAAGAGAAAGATACACTGCTGTTCTAAGAAAAAGAAGACAGACTGGAGAACCTTACATAATGTACAGAGGTAATGTTAATAAACAAAACCCAGAGGCATATAAGAAAAATAGTCTGAAGGTGTATATGACTAACATCTGTTCTGAGATAGCACTTTATACTGATGAAAATCATTCTTTCGTATGTTGCTTGAGTTCACTTAACTTAGCTAAATATGACGAATGGAAAGACACGAATTTGATATATGACGCTACTTGGTTTTTGGATGGAGTATTAGAAGAGTTCATACAGAGAGCTAAAGGTCTTACTGGTTTTGAAAATTCAGTACGAAGCGCACAGAAGGGACGAGCGCTTGGACTTGGTGTACTTGGATGGCATACGTATTTACAGCAGAGAGGAATATCGTTTGAAGGATTACAGGCTCAGTTTCATACTAGGAACGTATTTTCTCAAATTAAGATAGAAAGTGAAAGAGGCAGTAGAGATTTAGCAGACGAATACGGTGAACCATTATGGTGTAGAGATACTGGGTTTAGAAACTCACATCAGAGAGCTATAGCACCAACAGTTTCAAATAGTAAACTCTCGGGTGGAGTATCTGCAGGAGTAGAGGCAATACCAGCTAACGTATTCACTGATCAATCTGCAAAGGGTACATTCATTAGAAAAAACCCAGTTCTTATAGATTACCTAACGGAAATGGGTCACGATAATAAAAAGGTCTGGGACAAGATATTGACAGACGGTGGTTCTGTACAGGGTCTTAAGTTCTTAGATGAATGGGGATTCTATTTAGGTAAGCTTGTAAAGAATAAAGACGTTAAAGATAAATCTGACATTGTTCCATTCAAGGAAGTATTCAAAACATTCAAAGAAATAAATCAACTTGAAGTTATCAAGCAAGCTGGTATTAGACAGCAATATGTTGACCAATCAGTTTCACTTAACTTAGCATTTCCAAAAGAAGCAACACCTAAATGGATAACTAAGTGTCACGTAGAAGCTTGGAAGCAAGGTATTAAAACTTTATATTACATGAGAACAGAATCTGTTCTACGAGGTGACATTGCAGTAAGTGCTCTATCTGACGACTGTATAAGTTGTGATGGTTGATATATAAACAAACAATTAAAAATGAAGCACATTAAATTATACGAAGAATTTATAACTGAACGCTACGGCTTAAGAGGGCAGTCTTCAACATACAAAGATAACGCTAAAACTGAATATGGTAAATCTATAATCAAATTCGTAGATGCTTACTCTAATGGGACTGGTGATACTTCAGTTTCAAGTACAGTTAAAAGTTATATCTATGACATTATTGAAACTGAAGTAAATGATGAACTGAATGTTGTAGATTTAGACGAATGGGATGAAAAAGCATTCGATGATTTTCTAATCAGACTTATTAATGCTGTTGAAGATGGTGAACATATTGTAGCATCTAAAGTTGAAGATTATCTTACAGACTTAAACGCACAAGACGTAGACGATAGAGTTTATGATTTGCAGATAGATCTTGAACAGGCTGAGCAAGAACGAGAGGATATGGATGCTGAGATGGATCTTGACGCTGGCTCAGTTATAGCTCAAGGTAAAGAATGGACTGACGCTGATGGTAATCGTTGGGGTGCTGAAATGAACAAAGCAGACGCAGAAATTGATAAGATAAAGGCAGAAATTGAAAAAGTAAAATCTCAAGGTTTAGATTCTAAAGTAATAAAGAACCTTAAGAAAGTTACAAAAAATGAAGTCAATTCTGTAATAAAATTAATCAACAGAATTTAACTTAGTAATTCATATTATATGAACACATTTATATTGGGTCCTTGTTCAATTGAGAACAAGGACCTTTTTTATTCTATAGCCACTGTACTCTATCCTAAGATGCATGGCAAAACTTGGTATCTTAAAGGTTCGTTTGATAAAGCAAATAGAACTTCAATTCATTCAGATCGTGGGCCTGGCTTAACAGAGTCGATTGAGATTTTTGATGAAGTGAAACGAAACTTCCCAGGAATTAAACTATCGACAGATGTACATGAAGCATGGCAGATTAACAGATTAGTAGGTCAGGTTGATCTTATTCAAATTCCAGCATTTCTATGTAGACAGACAGACCTCGTTGTAGAGGCAGCCCGTTCTTTTAAGAGTATAAATATAAAGAAAGGTCAATGGATGTCTGCAGAGGCAATGGAGCATATCGTTGGAAAAGCTAAAGATGCTAATCCGAACTGTCACGTTATGGTATCGGAAAGAGGAAGTCAATTTGGATATGACAGAGTTGTGGTAGATTTCAGAGGTGTTGATGTAATGAAAAAATTCGCAGATGAAGTCATATTAGACTGTACTCATTCAACACAAATGTCAGGAGATGGCACAACCGGTGGTGACAATGAATTGGCTAAAAAATATGCACAAGCTGCTGGAATATTTGGATACGACGGTGTCTTTGTAGAAACACATACTAATCCACAAAAAGCTATATCTGACAAGGATAGTCAAATTGAACTATCTTGGGTTGAAGATTGGATAAATACTATATGAAAGCTAAAGAATCTGCTGGGTTAGCAATTATCTTCGAGGGTAAAGTGCTATTAGCCCATACTACAGGCCGAGGTTGGTGGGGAAGCTATGGTATTCCTAAAGGTGGAATAGATGAAGGAGAATCTAAATTAGATGCTGCTATCAGAGAGACTTACGAAGAGATTGGTGTAAAAGTTCCTAAGAAGCTCATTGATAAAACTGAACATACATATACACTTACAAGTAGAAATGGAACTACCAACAAAATAGTTTATTGGTATATCGTTAAGATAGATAGTTTAAGTCAACTTGGAATAAAAGATTTAAAAATTCCCAAATCACAATTACAGGTAGAAGAAGTTGATTGGGCTGGGTTCATCGATTATAAAGATGCAATGAAAAGAACAATGAAAAGCCAATTAAATGTAATCAATAATCTGCGTGGTTCTGGTTTAATAGAAAGCTTAGATGACACT